TTTCAACCACATTGACACGCGATCTGACGGGCCAGCTAGGTGGGGCGCATAAGAACGGTTAAGATCAAACCCTTGTCGGTCAATCGGGCATGGCAGGGGCGAAGATTTAGGAGCAAAGATTACAAGGCGTATCAGCAAGAAATAGCACTTAAGCTACGCAAGATGACTCTCCCAGAGCCTCCGTATACTCTGCTCCTTGAATTTGGTGTAAGCAACAAGGCCGCAGACTACGACAACCCCATAAAACCTTTCCAAGATTGCCTACAAGCCTTCTACGGATTTAACGACTCTCAGATTTATGAGGGCGTACAGCGCAAGGTAATCGTGCCCAAAGGCGAAGAATACATTAAGTTTTCAATTCTCCCGCTAATAGACCTTAGTCATTTTTTTGTCTAGGACAAATTTACACTAAAAAACATCCTTTTTGTCCGCAGGCAGGATTCTGCAATAAAATACCTGCAATTCCTTCCTAACGAATATCGTTTTAATTGTACGATAGTCGTTGACAAAGGGTAGGTATTGGATTAAAGTTACCTTACTCACTCGCAAACAGACAAGGATTTAACAAAATGAACATGCACATGCTATTTGATAGGTTTTGTCTTTCTTACAATTTAACAAACGAAGAATGGTGGGTTCAGGATAAATTCTATTCAATGGGTGAATACAAGACTTATGATGCTGCAACACAAGCAATTAAAAACAAACTAGCTAGTGAGCTCTAGTCAACAATCACGCCCCTACGGGGGCATTAAGGGGAACAAAATGAAAGATCTAACTAACTTAGCAATCGCATCATTACATACTCACGCAACTTTAATGCAAGAACTGTGCGGAAAAATTGTACATCAAGAACTTAAAGCAGAAGCAAGAAACCTAAAAGATCTGGGCATACCAAAAGATCAAGTCGATAAAGCGTTATTTCATGTAGAAAACATGCACAACATCGCGGTTTAACCAACCACAGCCCCTACGGGGGCACAGGGGAATAAAATGAACGTCTCAACGAATTTACATAAAATTAAAAGCGTAAAAATCACTACAACAAATTTGATGAAAGGCACAGACACGACAGAAATACTCATAACTGGTGAAGACGGACAAATTTTTTCTCTTAATCTTTTTCACGATCTAGACGGATTAGAAATAATCACAAATGAGAAATTAAAATGACTCTTAAAGAATTAACCCACAAATATCATTTGATAAGTGTTCAAAGTGTTGTAAACAAAACTCAAGTGTCTCGTTCTACATTGCAAGATTGGCATAAAAACAAACCCAAATTGTTAGAAATAGTTCTGCTGGGCTGTTATGCAAAAGAAAGTAAAAATGTATAAAGAATTTTACTGTTCAGAATGCGGCTTATACAAAGATGTCACCAACTTATCAAATGAGCTTAAAAATGGGTTTGGGCTTTGTAGAATTTGCAATCAACAGCTAGAGCGGGAGCTGGGCAGGGGCTTGAGAGAATATGTACCGCCCAGAAAAAGAAGAGTATAATGACATTTCCTTAAACATAGATACCTACAATATGGATTTACGAATTCTTGATGATGATGAGATTGAGAAGCTAAAAGAGCTTGCTCCAGCCTTATCACACAGTCAGCTTGCTGAATATTTAGGTATGTCAGACAATTGCTTAAGAGCTATGTTTGTTAGAGAGCCTGAGCTACTTGAGGCTTATAACAAGTCATTACTTGATGCGAGCAGCAGAATGATATCTCAATTGTATGCAAACGGCATGGATGGGGACTTTCAGAGCATGAAGCTATGGCTATCCCAAAGAGCTGGATGGACTGAGAAGAAACAGACAGAGATCAGCGGCAAGGATGGTCAGCCGCTGGATACAGTATGGACAGTAAATATCGTATCTCCTAAAAAGGACAAGTAATGCCATTAAAAAAAGGTAAGTCTAAAAAAGTCATCTCAGATAACATCAGCACAGAAATGAGCTATGGCAAACCCAAGAGGCAAGCAGTAGCTATTGCAATGAGTAAAGCCGGAAAAACACGAAAGAAGAAAGCGACCTACGAATAGTGTTGCTTTTTTTAAAAAGGTGTTATTCTTAGTGTAGGACACGGCCTATTCCGTGGCGGTTACCTTTAGAAAGGGCGTAATATGAGTGACGAAGAGCTGCAAACAGATGATTTTGAGGCAGATTCAGAGGAGATATCCGAAGAAGAAAGCACAGAAGATTCTCAAGATTTTGGCGAAGGCCAAGATTCCGATTCAGCACCGGAACAAGATAAATTTACACCGGCTCAACAAGAGCGATTTAACTCTGCAATTGGAAAAAAAGTTCGTCAAACCCGCGATCAAGAGAGACGCGCTGATGACTTAGAACGCCAACTGCAAGAAATTAAGTCACAATTGCCAGAGCAGCAGCGGCCTTTTGTGCCTCCTGCGCCAGATCCCTTCAGTATTTCTGATGAAGAGTACAGAAGAACTTTAGCGCAGAGAGACGAGGCTGTTAGAGCGGCTGTAAATTTTGATAATCAACGTCAGGCGCAGTTGCAATATCAAGAAAGATTGCAGCAGCAAAAGACGGCAGACCAACAGACACAGCAAAACGATAAGATTCGTGCGTACAGTGATCGCGCCTCAAAACTTGGCATTAAAGCCGATGAATTGCAGGTTGCGGGAAACTCGCTAGCCAATTACGGAATAGATGACAGTCTTGGTCAATTTATTTTAGAAGATGATCAAGGACCGTTAATCACTACTTACTTGGCAAGCAATCCGCATGAGTTGGATGAGCTAAGACAGATGTCACCAGCGAAAGCGGCGGCAGTAGTTGAATCTCAAATCCGGCGCAAAGCTGTTGCAGCAAGACCCACAAAGGTAACCGGCACTCCAGACCCATTGGAGCGCCCTCACGCTGCCGGAAAGCCACCGAATAATCGGGGGCCAAGGGGAGCAACATTTGAATAGGATTTTTCAACAATGGCTAATAATTTATCGAGTAACATTACACGGCCTCTAGCCAAAATCTTTCTAGAGGCATTTGAATCCAGCCGAGTAGTAACAAAAACTGTTAATACTCAACTTCTAAGCGGTAAATTCAACCCAAGCACAGGCACTAAGGTTGATTTTAAGCGTCCCCACGATTACAACACTATTCGTACCACTGGCGGTGACATTGCCGCAGCAGCTAAGTCTGACATCATTGCAGGCAAGGCCACTGGTACAATTCAGCCTTATTTCACTGCGGCTACGTCTTGGAGCAATATTCAAGAGGCTTTGGAGCTTGATCAGTTAGATCAAATTCTAGAACCAATGGCTCGAAGACTTGTAACTGATCTAGAGCTAGACCTTGCCAAGTTCATGCGTATCAACACCGGCCTAAATTACGGCAATCGCGGCACAGCCGTTGACGCTTGGTCTGATGTTGCTGGTGCAGGTGCCATGATGAACTCAGTCGGTGTTCCGATGAGTGATTCAAAGTATTACTTAATGAACCCGTTCACCACCACTGCATTGGCTTCAGCTCAGAGTGGATTGAATGCGGCTGATGGCCTAGTACGAACTGCTTTTGAGAACGCGCAGATTGCTTCCAATTTTGGTGGCATGAAGGCACTAACTTCAAACGCTTTGAGTAGCTACACTTCGGGCACTACTACTGACCGAGCTGGCGATCTTAAGGTAGCCCCTGATGCTACTTATATAACTGCCAAAGATACGATGCAGCAAACAATGGTGATTGAGACTTTGGGCACTGGAACTATTGAGGCTGGTGATCAAATTCAAATTGCTGGGGTTAATAGATTGAACATTGCTACGCGCCAAGTAATTCTTGATGCGGCAGGTATTGCGGTACCGTGGACCGGCACAGTTCTTTCAGTAGTAACTATTGCAGGCAATGAAGCTACTGTAATTGTATCTGCTGCTGCTATCTTTGAAGCCAACGGGCAGTATAATAATGTTGATGCAGCTCCTGCTGCTGGAGCTGTTGTAACTATACTTGGAGCTGCATCAACTGTCTTTCAGCCTAACCTGTTCTATACTGAGCAGGCATTTGGTCTTGGGACAGTGAAACTACCTAAGCTGTACTCAACTGATACTGTTGCGACTACGGAAGACGGCATGTCTATCCGCGTCTCTAAGTATTCAGATGGTGATGCCAATACTCAGAAGATTCGTTTTGACCTTCTTCCGGCGTATGCGGTTTTCAATCCTAACTTTGCTGGCCAAGGTTACGGAGTATAGATTGATCGGGGGTTTCGGCCCCCTTTCATTATTTAAATTTAGGAGACAGATATGCCAAATGTTGCAGGTTTTAATTTTCCCTACACCGATGCGGGCGTTGCTAAAGCTCAAAAAATGAAAGAGTTAGAGCGGATGGTTCGCAATGCTGATGATGAAATGTTCAGAATTGAGGGCAAGTCCGGCGCAAACACTGTTGCCGAGAGAAAGCGTATTATGGCTAAGAAGGCAGGCATGAAGCGCCAAATGACAGCTATGACTAAAAATATGAAGCGTGGCCCGACTGGAAATTCATACGCTTGATGGGGTTATATTCAAATATTGCTGCAAAGCGAAAGCGGATAAAATCTCAGAAGAAAAAAGGCGTAACGCCAGAGCGAATGCGTAAGGTAGGTTCAAAAGGTGCGCCTACCTCTACTGCTTTTAAGAAAAGCGCCAAAACTGCAAAAGCAACTTATGAGTAAACTATGAAAGGCGTTCAGCACTTCACCCAGTCGGGAAAGCCATATAACGGGCCATCTCACACTATGCCTGACGGTTCTCTGCATTCTGGAAAAACTCATAGCGAGTCTAGCGTAAGACTTTTTCATAAATCAGAACTTTCTAAAAACTCTAAATCTGATAGGAATACTTATACATAATGGCTACTGTCGCGCAAGTTGCAAAGGCATCACTACAACGTATTCTTGTGCAGGCAGCAGAGTCTCCCTTAGAGCCTGCGGAGTATCAAGACTACATATTTGCACTAAACAATTACATGACTCAGCTAGACGCTCAGGGCGTACAGCTTGGTTATACTGAGGTTTCTGACCTTGGCGATACGGTTACTGTTCCGGCTGGAGCATTACGCGGAATCATTGCTAATATGGCTATTGAAGTATCGCCCGACTATGGCGGTATTATCTCTCAAGGCTTAGTAGCTGCTGCGCGTGAGGGCTTGCATACGATGCGAACTATTGGGCAGATAATGGGGATAAGTCATCCACCAAGCACATTGCCAATTGGATCAGGCAACGAAGGTCAAGGATTTGGTTTGAGCGGTCATTTTTATGCTGATCAAGAGGCTCAGATACTTGCCGAAACCACCGGAGCCATTGGGCTGGAGACTAACACAGTATGACTACTACACGCGCACAAGGCAGGAAGAAGAGTCAATTTGTAGCAAAGACAACAGTCGAGGCAGGTGGATACTTTGATTACGTCGTTAATGGATACAATTACCGAATAGCCTACACTGATTTTATTGGTGGACTGGGCGTTACTGGCACTATTGTTCAGGAGGGTAATGTCTCAGGTACTCCTGTTTTAGAGACGGTGGCGGTGGGAAACCATAAAATCAGAAATTTAGAAAACGGTTCTGGTGTAAAATCTAATGTCTCTGCTGGAAACGGTATTACTCTTTCACACAACTTTACGGTTGACGCTACCGGATCGCCTTTAATGCTGAACACGGCAGCGACTAGCCCGACTTTTGTTAGTCTATTGGCTGGAAGTGGGATCACCTTATCGGCGGCTGGCAATGTAATTGCTATATCCGCCAATGACGATCTAGCTTATGCCGAGAGCTACCTTCAAGGAAACTCAACGGCTACAGTAATAGCCTCTACGGCAACGCCTGTTCTTATTGCTGGAACGTGGACCTTTGGGGTGAACACTGGTTTTACCCAGACTTCAGCGGGGCGATTTACATACAACGGCACTACTGCTGCGGTAATGACTATTCATGCCTCAATAACGCTAGACCCAGTGTCTGCCTCAAATCAAAACCTTTCGTTGTATGTAGCTAAGAATGGCGCAGTGATTTCCGAGACTAGAATTTCTGCTTCTATCGCCGCTGGATTAACTCAGAATTTAGCTTTATCCACTAATCAGTCTTTTGCTACAAATGACTACATTGATCTATTTGTTCAAAACTCTACCACTACAGATAATATTCTTGTTGCTAGCGCATTATTTGGAATAGATTAAATGCCGCAAACTGTGTTGCCAATTGCTAACGGGTTCTATGTCAGTGACTCTCTGCCGCTGTCTGCCCAAGAATGCACAAACTGGTATCCCAATATTGTTGAAGGGATAGGTCTTAACCAAGAGACTTTGTTTGGCACAGAGGGTATTGTCCAAAAAGCTACTAGCGGCATACTTAACGAGCTTAACCGTGGCGCTCATGAAATGGCTGGTAAGCCTTATTTTGTAAACGGCACAACACTTTATCGAATGAGTGACACGTTTGCCCTTAAAACAATCGGGACAATTGCAGGGACTGCTAGAGTTTCAATGGCTGACAACGGAACTCAGCTAATGATTTTAGTCCCCAGCGGCAAGGGATACATCTACAACCATGTCACTGACGCATTCGCAGAGATTACTGACACTGATTTTGTAGCCAACGGTGCGCCTCAGTTTGTAGTGTTCATAGATGGCTATTTCTGCATTACAACAGACAGCAAAAAGTTCATTGTTAGCGCGATAAATAACGGGCTAGCGTACAACGCATTAGACTTTGGAACGGCTGAGTCAGACCCTGATGACATAGTTGCGCCAGTAGTATTTAAAAACCAATTATTCATTTCTGGCAGCGAGACTTTTGAGGCTTTTCAGAATATTGGTGGAGCTGATTTCCCATTTAAACGGACTGGACTATTTCTTCAAAAAGGCTGTTTTTCGCCTTATTCTTTAATTAATGCTCAAGACACTTTCATGTGGGTTGGCGGCGGCCAAAACGAATCTCCAGCAATTTGGGCATTAAACGGAAATAGTACAGTTAAAATCTCAACAACAGCTATAGACTCAATATTA